CCTGTTCCTGTATCGTCAAAATCTGTAAAATCTCCAATTTTATACCCAGAACCACCATCTAAAACTTTTACATTAGAAATTTCACCTGAATTAACAGATTCAACAGTTGAGAATTGTCTTACAAATTCATTAGATTCAACTATAAAATCATTACCAGCAAACTCTTCACCAACTTTATATGGTTGAGTATTTCTTAATAAATTTGAAGAATTAAAATCAAAATCTTGAGTTAATATTAAATTATCATTTATAATTGGGAATTTATAATTATTTCCAATAAAGTATGGGAATTTTGGTATTAACTTGTTAGTGGTTGTACTAGTAGTTACACCAGCAAAATATGCATATATTCCATTTGGAAATTCTGGAGTTTTACAGAATCTACCATTATGAATATCTAAATCTCCACTATTATCATAAACATAATCTTCAATAAATTTACCATTATCAAAACCAGGTGGTCTATTCTCTACTTTAGATGTGTCTAAAGTATATCCAGTATCTAAAATTGAAATTGTAGAATTTATATCATCTGGATCAGAATAACCAAAAGGTCCATAAATTGGATTTCCATCATATGCCCAACCAATTATTGGAGAATGATTAGTTACAGATACAAATTCTCCAGTATTTGTATCAATCTCAAACTCTTCTAAAAATTTATTTGCTAAGTCTTGTGAATATCCAATAACATTGAATGAAAATTCACTTCCTGTTGGATCCAAATAATTAAAATTCTTTTCCTTATCTTTAATATTATTGAGGGTTAAATTTCTAACACGAGATTCTAAATATCCATTTCTACCTCTAGCATTTACATATACATTTGTATTTGCAGTACTATAACCAATTCCAGCGTTAATTATAATAACATCAGTTAATTGACCATTTGATATTACAGGTCTAAGAATAGCACCATTTCCATCTCCTTCTATTTCTAATTCTGGTAATGAATTATATTGCTCACCCTTATTGGTTACAGTAACATTTCCAATTTTACCTTGAGTAACTAAAGTTTTTACTGTCGCATCTTTACCAATTTGAATATCAACATTTGGATTTTTTTGATGATTTAAAATGGTTGATCCATAATCTGTACCTTTTTCATATAGATATGAACCAGTAAGTTTTCCTGTAACTATTGGGGTAAAGTTAAATGTTCCTGTTACTGTTGAACCATAAGAAACATCTACATTTACTTTAATATCAGGATACTTAAATGTTTGATATCCAGTACCAGTAGAATTTAAATTAACATACTTATCTCTATCATAATCATAAGTTGATGTTCCACCAACACCTGCATTAGAAAGTCTGAACGAATCATTATCTATCTTAACTACTTGATAAGAATTTGAAGTACTTAAACCAGAAATTACTGCTGATGATGAATATTCTACTATTTCACCACTATTAAATCCATGATTTTTAAAATTAATAGTATCAAAAGCAGTTGAAATGCCTGAAGGACTTACATTTAATTTTCTATATTGATATCCAGAACCAGATTCAATAACATTTACACTTCTAAGAGTATTTTTAGAAGTAGTTCTAAATTTATGAACACCACTTGCTGAAGTATCTGTAGATAATCCAACAGTATTAATTCCAGCAATTCCTGTAAGAGCATCTGAAGACCTATTAAACAATCTTACAGTTTTACTATTAACAACTCTTACATAATATGGTGCACCGTCTGCAAGTTGTCCAGTTATTGTATTAGTAAGATCATAAGCAGCACCTATTCCTATTGCAGAATTTCCATTACTATTATAATATATTTCTTCACCATCCTGTAAACTGTGTACAGTATTAAAGGTAATAGTTTCTTCTGCAATAGAGATACCTCCATTAAAGAATACATCTCTACTATCAAATTCAATTTCTCTAAATCTTGGACCTAGAACAGGTTCTAAAAGACAACCAGAACCATTTCCACCAGTTATTGAAATACTATTTATTTTTTCAACGTCAAAATCTTGAGGGTCAACAAGAACTTTCTTAACTGAACCCATTAAAATAGGATCCACTAATGCGGTTGTTCCTGCCCCTGCACTGTTCTCAACAACTATCTTAGGTGGATTGATAATATCATAGTCTATACCACCATTAAAAACGTCAACAGAGTCAAGTGATCCATAATAAATTATGTCATTAGATACTGCAGAATGAATCTGAACACCATCCACTAAAATACCAATATTATTTGTTGGTTTTTTAGTATTTCCAACAGTATAAAGATTTTGAGATAGTGGGAATTTTCTAACTATCTTATTTGATCCTAATTTTTTATTATAATGACTAGCTAAAGTAAATGTATGGGATAGAGTTGAGACACCAACCTTAATATTTGTATTAGATCCTCCAATTTCACCTCTAGACTGATATAATCGTATAGAGTGTATACCTGTATTTGATTGAGCAGGAAGAACATCAACATAATATAATTTACCATCTTGAAGACCTGCTATAGGTAATGTTGAAATTCCTGCAGTATAAACTACGGCATCACCCTGAATAAAGTTAAGATTTGTATTTGCAGGTAAATCAAATGCAATTAAACCATAAAGTCCTGTTATTCCAGATGGTTCTTTGAGAGTTGGAGAACTTCCAGTAGCAGTTGCTGATGATAATGTTTCTTTTATTACCTCAGTTTGGATGTCATAACTTGGTAATGAATTTGATGCTACATATCCATCTGCAGTTGCATCGGTATAAACATTTAATACTTCAGAAATATATGAATTATCACCTTCAGTTAACTCAACTCCAGAACTTATTGCTTTCTTTACAACTCTTCTAATGTCATAATATTGATTAGCATCAGCAGTCCAACCACCTAAGTTACCAGGTCCAATTGAATTTGATGCTTCATCGATGTCTGAAACAGTAAAAACTACTTCATTAGTTTGAGATCCTCTTTTTACTATTGCAAAAGAATCTCCTACCTTTAAACTTGATTTATCAATTTTACTATGAAGAGTAAATCTACCAGCAGTAGCATCTTTTACAAAATATCTAGAACTTGTATTATAAATCCAAGAATTAGCAAAAATTTCCTTATAAGTTTGATTTGATGTTGGATTATTAATCTTTTCTCCAACATTCTTTACATATATTTTTTCACCTTCATTTACTAAATTAACATTAGATACTGGGACGAACTCTGAAAGAACACCAGTAATTCTTAATTGAACTTTTTTAGATAGATCACCGTGCTCAAAACCAAATATTACTTCTTGTGATCGTATATCATCTGCAGTTTGAATAGTACTAGTAACACCAGTGCATCCAAAGAACTGATTTACACTTTTTGAAGTGTAATTAATAATATTGTTACCACTAACAATTGTTCCAGTTGTACCAAATCCAACTGTAGAATCTACTGATATTGTTGAGAATCCTACTGGAGTTGATTCAAATACCTTAGTTTTACCAGGAATTGTGAATATACCTTCAATTAAATCTCTATCACTGAATCCAACGAATAACGAAATTTTATAATAAGTTTTTCCCTTTCTACTTAATATCTCTACTTCAGATACAGATGCATTCGTGCCAGTATCAGTAGATTTAAATATAGTTTGTCCAACAAGTTTTAGTGGGTCATAGGTACTTACATTCTCAGCAACTACAACTTCTCTACGAATATACTCTGCTGAAGATGGTTTTATTAATCTTTCTTCTAAATCAGTAATTTTTGGATCAACACCGTATAATACTTTGAATAATATTTTAATAGATTCTTCAATACCTTTTGATTGGTAGAAAGATCTAGCAAATTTTATAAAATTACCTACATCAAGATCTGAAGTAAATGTGGTATCTTCTAATCCTGGTAAAAATGTTCTCTTTAACTTTTTATAAAATTCTTGTAAGAATAATACACTGAGGTTTGTAACAGTCGCATCTTGCTTATGTGATGTTGAAACTGTATCTTCAAATATTAATTTTTGATTATTAACTTCAACTAAAGATGAAGTCACACCTACATTATAACCAGTTACACCACTAAATCCACGAACACAACCAGTAAATGTATTGGTTGTAATACCCGTGTATGTAATGATTTCATCGCCAATTTTTAAAAGACCATACTCTGAAGGAAAACCTTTTGTCGATGATACACTAATACCAGTTTCTGTTGATGTTATATCTACAGTCAATTCTGTAGAACCTGTAACAACTTCAGGCACTAAGTTATCAGATTTAATATAATTATCTAAATTAGTGATTAAATCAGTTGGACCACCTTGGTACTCCTGTGAAATATAGTATTGCTTTAGAAATTCAGTAGCCTTAGGAAAATCAGATATCAAAAATTCTGGTAATTGATTTTCAATAATCCTATTGATCTCTATCTTTTTTTCAATTTGCGACATATTTTTATATCCTCTCTAACACCCCATTGGAATAACTTGATGTGTAATAATCTCTTGTAAATACCACGCCTGATACATCTTCTCCAGAAGCAATTACGTCTCTCACCATATTTATCTTACTATTTGAAACGTCAAATGAGAGGTACAAATCCTTCAAACCAACGATATCGTTTGATTCTGGGAATGCTTGAATCTCAATAATATTATTTTGTGCAACTGTTGATGTTATATTGATAGTATTTAATATAATTTCACCCTTCTTATAATCTACAGTTCCAACATCTTTTTTAATAACATTCTGTTCATTCTTATCATTAGTGCTTACAACACTTAATGTACCCATATTACTGCCATCCAACGATCCATCTGCGTTTTTATTTGGAACGTCTGTAAGATTGACTGTCTTACTTGATCCAGAAACAGTGAACCCAGTACTCTTAATATTAAATCCTGCAGGATTTATATGGAAACGATTACCAAAACATAATTCATACTGTGCAAATGTATTCAAAGATGCCTTCAAATCTCTTCTAATTATCACCTTAGTAATATTAGAAGTAATTCCTTCGTGAACTCTATCAATTAATTGGTTGAGTTTACTATATTTGAATCTACCACCAAATTTATTCATCTCCACATTATTTGAATATTCTGATAGTGAATTTGTAATTAGTGATTTTAAGTTTAAATGATCAGAAACTTTAGAAGAATCGTAATAAATTGTTGAATTGATTTCAACATATAGTACTTTAAGATCAATTATCTCAGAATTAATACCAGCAATAGCATAACTCTTTAACTTATTTTTGATTTGTAGTTTATCAAAATCAGAAACATATGTTCCATTTTTTGGTTTAATGCTAATCTGCACTTTACCGAATTGAGGTGGATCTAACTCCTCTCCACCTATGACTGCAACAGATTCAGTCTTAGGGTAAATCGTACCTATAATTGCTTCGTAATCCCTTTGTGTAACTGCTCTATACTGTGCTGAGTAAAGTCTAGGTGCGAAATACTTAATAGACGACACATTCTCTACTTCACCACCATTAGAAGCGGAATTAATGGTAGTTAATACTACATTATCATTTGGAGTAACTAAGACTCCATTATGATCTGAGAATGTACCTTGGAA